CTCTTATTGCAACTCCAGACTTACCTTGGTGTGATGTCCTTATGCCGACCTCTACAGCATCTCTGTCTGGTCTAGGTCTGTCTCCACATGGTTTGGTTGAAGGTACAACTGTCATGGGTATGTTCCGAGATGAACAGGATATGCAAGACTTTGTAGTCATGGGTTCACTGTTTGGATTACCAAGTAATAAATGGAAAGTACCGAATGGTGATGGTACTAATGCAATATCTCGTAGTGCCGAACATGGATTCAATGACCCTCGTAGAGATACTCAGTCTGATTATATTAACTCTATTGATGGTATGAAGAATAGTGGTAATGGTCGTAACTGGAATCTAACTCAAGCACTAGACACTTCACCAAGAATTCCAGATAGTTTAGACCAGAAGTTAGATGGGTCTGGGACTCAGATTAATAATCCAGATAAGGGTGTAAGATATCCAAAAGAATCTTATACTAAAAGGTCTAGCTCCGATGTAAATAAACTTGCAACAACTGGTGGTGCAAGTAATTATCCAAATAATATGATTGAAAGGAGTAAAGGTAATATAGTCAAAGAATTATCCAGAGGTAAGTCAGTAGTAAATCCAGTTTATCCTTTTAATCATGTAATAGAATCTGAATCTGGTCATGTCTTAGAATTAGATGACACACCAGCATCCGAAAGAATTCACATGTATCATAGGTCTGGGACTCGTTTAGAAGTATTACCAGATGGTTCTCAAACTATGAAAATAGTCAACGACTCTTATGAGATTACTTTAAAAGATAAGAAAATATTAATTGGTGGTAATGCCGATATAGAACTTATGAATGGTAGTTATGTTTTAAATGCTAAGAAGGGTAGTTCTAATGATGGTGGTAATGTCTTTATTAATACCGATGCCGACTGTAATATTAGTTCTGGTGGTGCAACTAATGTACTATCAGAAGGTAAGATAACTATTACTGGTAATAACACCACAGAGATTATCTCAGATACAACAGTCACAGGAACACTACATGTGACTGGAGCTCAAACAAACGATTCAACGATTCATGCGAAAGGTGATATATCGACTGATGCTGGAAATGCACCAACACTCGCAACACACAAACATTTATCAACAGGTCAAGGAACAGGAACAGCTAAAATTAATACATCAAAACCTGATGCAACTGCATAAAAGATTAAGTAATGGTGCATAAATAATAGTATGAGTGATAATTATTACAAGAATCAAAACAAAATAACTGCAAGAAAGTGGTATACAGATATTGATTTAAATCTGACTCCACATCCTTCTTCTAAAGACTTGACTCTTAAGTATGATAAGGATGCAATTAAAAGGTCACTAAGAAATATCATGTTAACTAATAATTATGAAAGACCTTTCAGACCAAACTTTGGTGCAAACTTAAGAGGTCTTTTGTTTGAACTTGCAGATGATGTCACTAAATTTGAAATAAGAAAACAAATAACAGAAGCAATAGAAGCTTATGAACCTAGGGTGCAAATAGACACAATATATTTAAACGAAGATAAGTCTAATAATATGTTTATAAATTTACATTATGGAATTAGAGGTGTGATAGAACCCCAAGAAGTAGAAGTAATATTACAGAGAGTACGATAATGGCAACAGTAAAAAGCTCCCAAGTCAATATCACCGATTTAGATTTCGATGATATTTCGAAAAATTTAAAAAACTATTTAAAGGGTCAATCGACTCTTAAAGACTATGACTTTGAAGGAAGTAATATTAGTTTACTTATAGACCTTCTTGCATATAGTTCACATGTCTCAGCGTTCAATGCAAACATGGTTGCATCTGAATTATTTTTAGACACTGCACAAATAAGAAAGAATGTAGTCTCTCGTGCAAAAGAAATTGGTTATACACCAACAAGTGCAACTGCCTCAATGGCAACAATAGATTTACAAGTAAACAATCCTTTAATTGGTGGTGAGACACCTACATCATTAACTCTTAATAGAGGACATAAATTTAAAACAGTTTACGATGGATTTAATTATCCATATGTATTATTAGAATCACAAACTATTACACCTTTAAATAATGTTTTTAAGTTTGAGAATCTCGAAATATATCAAGGAACTATGAACTCTGATATTTTTGCATACAATGGACAAATACAAAATCAAAGATTCCCACTTACAGAAGAACTAGTAGACACATCTAGTATTACAGTTACAGTACAATCAACAGGTGGTTCATCTTCTGCATGGTCAAGGTCAACAGATATAAGTGCAGTAAATTCAAATAGCACAGTATGGTATGTGCAAGAAAATGACCAAGGATTATTTGAAGTATATTTTGGTGATGGTGTTGTTAGTGCAGAACCTTTAGATGGAGATACAATTACAATTTCATATCTAGTAACAAATGAGAATCATACCGATGGTTCATCTTCATTTACCATGACAGATTCAGTTGGTGGTAACACAGATGTTACTTTAATAACTAAAACAAATTCAAGTGGTGGTAAGGATAAAGAATCTATTGATTCAATTAAGTTTGCAGCTTCTAAGTTTTACACTTCACAAAATAGATTAGTCACAGTAGACGATTACAAATCTAAATTACAAACTCTTTACCCAGGCGCAGATTCTATTTCAGTTTGGGGTGGAGAAGATAATGACCCACCACAATATGGAAAAATATTCATTGCAATTAAACCTTCACAGACAGTTAACAAATTAACAAGTTCTGAGAAAACTTTGTTAAAACAAAAACTAAAAACACTAAATATGTTAACAGTCAGACCAGAATTGATTGATGCAGATGTCATAGACATTCTAGTGAATACTAACTTTAAGTACAATCCTAAAGCAACAACAAAAACTGTATCTGAACTGGAAACACTTGTAAGGGCTGCAATCATTACACATGACAGTACTTACTTAAGTGGGTTTGATGGTATCTTTAGGCACTCAGTTCTAGCGAAAGACATAGACAGTGCAGAATCCTCGATTCTTTCGAATATCACAACTGTCAAACTTAGAAAAACAATTAGTCCTACTTTCAATCAAAGTAAAGGATACACTATCGACTTTGGTAGTGGTAATGCCTTTTACAATCCTCATGTTGGTCATAACAAAGCTGGTGGTGGTATATTAGAAACTAGTGGCTTCTTAGTATCTGGATTCACAGATACCTTCTACTTTGATGATGATGGTAATGGAAATTTAAGACGATATTCATTAAGTGGTTCAGAAAGAATTTATGCAGATAGTCAAGCAGGAACAGTAGACTATACAAATGGTAAAATAACAACAACTGGTATTAATATACTTTCAACAATTAATACCGATGATACAATTCACTTTACAGTGAAACCGAATTCAAATGACAGTGTTGCATTTAGAAGTAATCTTCTAGATATAAACTCGTCATTGATTGATGTGACTGGAGCAACAGACTCCATTGCATCTGGTGATACGAGTGCTGGGGTGGGATATACATCCTCGTCTAGTTACTCCTAAACTATGATTCATGTGTATGCATGAAGTAGAATTCCCACATGGTGTGGGTTTTAACAATGCTTAATTAGAGAGGAAACTAAAATGGCAGATAAAAAAGTAACAGCCCTATCAGATTTAGGGACTGGTATAGCAGGTGAAGACTTGCTTCATGTTATTGACGACCCATCTGGAACTCCAGTAAACAAAAAGGTTTCAGTCAGTAATGTTTTAAACAACCTTCCAGACTATCTTGGATTTGCTCAATCAGCAGAAGCAGTATCGTTCAGTGCTAACGCTGCAACTGCAACAGCTGGTAAATGGGCACACTACTTAACATCAAGTTCAAGTGGAACTGATATCCTAACTTTAGGAAATGGTTCTACAGGACAAGTTAAGTATTTTGTCCTAGTAAGTGATGGTGGAAGTTCTCCAAGAATTACTCCATCAGGCACATTTACAGGTGGTTCTTATGTAGCACTTGATAGTGCTGGTGATTCAGTTGTAATGTTGTACACAGGTTCAACATATGGTTGGGTTGTTATAGGTGGTAATTCTTATACTGTTGCTTAAGGATAATTAGTAATGCCAATTCTCAATGATAGAATAACCGACCAATTACATGAACTCTTACCAGAGTACATGAATGAGGAAGGCCAAGGTTTTAAACAGTTTATAACTGCATACTTTGATTTCTTAGAGAAAGGTATTCTTATCTTTGAACAAGGC